TTCTTCCAAGATTGGTTGTCAATATTAAACTCTATCTGATTGACAACCTTACCAGCAACTACATTATTCGTCATTTACTTGCCTCGCTCTTTCTTTTTAGATTTTCTTTCGGCAACCTTTCTAACATCTTTTTCCAAATAGCTTTGTACATCTAAATATTCGTGCATATCAAACAAAAAATCCAACCCCATCATTTCTAATGAGATTGGATCTACTCTGCCGTCTATTACCACTCTCATGTACATTCTATCTAATGCTGATAATGTAGACTTAGCTTCAACCCACGCAAGAGCTTCTTTGCTTATGCCGTCGCCTGAGCTAGAGGAATCATCACTTGAAGCAGGTTCCCGAAAGACTTTCCCTCAATCAGTTTTCCATATTGTTGACGCAACACTAAAGCTAACAAATCTAATAAGTCAGCAATGTCATCAATATCATTATCTACATCTAATTTACGATAACCAAGACCATTGGCAATATCATTAATTGTAACATCTTCTAAAATTGTATCAATCAGAACAGTGCTATCACTATCTTCTAATTGTTCAAACAACATGTATAATGCTGTTGGGATCTTTTCCTGTAATTCATCTTCACTACGACTAGCCATGATCATAGAGATTGGTACAGCAAAATGTTTACCGATGATTGGCAGGTTACGGAATGCTTTACTGCGTGTAGGCCATTTCTTACTAATAAAATTCTTTCCAGCTACGGAAAAACGTTCTTCAATTTGATTCATGTTTATCATCCTTATTTCTCAAAACATACATCCTTGTTATAATTAGAGGTCACATCCTTGTGACACATGAAACTAATATTCTATTACTTTAGAATCTTCTTAGAAAATCCCCTGTAATGCAGACTTAGCTACACCAGATAATACATTAGCAATAGAAATTTCAGCGTTAGGGAATAGACGAGCATCAGCTAATCCAACCACCCATTCCAAACTACCTGTTTCAGCACCAACAGAATAAGATGGTTGAGTTTCAATCCACCCTGTAGTTGAAATAGTGGCACCGCTTGGATCTTCCATGAATACAGGGAAGAATGGTGTTTGACCTAATTCATACGATTTAACTAAGGCATACATCACATTATTGTCTGGCGCATTGTGTAATAAAGTAAACGATAAAGTGCCATTATAACGAGCATCTACGTTAACAGAAATGTCACCCTTAACACCAACAGTGGTAGTTGTTACACCATTAGCTCGGTCAATAGTTAACATATTATCACCAAAGCCAGAAAATGTAATACCTGCAACGTTTAGTGTAACTGTTTTAGGATCGAAAGATTTTAACATCGACATTAATTATCTCCTATTAGATAGTTACGAATGCGCGTACTTTAACTTTGTGTACGCCATTGGTGTATAACAATTCAACCACAACATTTGGTAGAATACGATTTGCGCGGTCATTTGTTGGAATATCTTCACGCTTAGGAATGCGGATCACAGGTTCCATATCAGCAGAAATACTACCAACCAATTTACCATAAGATAACACTTCACTGATTGCAGATTTGATTTTAGCAAAACCTGACTCATCCATGTTAACTTTACGACCACTATCAGACTCACGTTTCAGCATACCAAAGATACTTTCACCAAGACGAGCTTTCAACCAATCAGCAAAAACGATAGTATCAATAAATTGACCTGATGCTACTTTTGAATTATATAAACAATTCACACCAGCAGTAGACTGATAGTGTGCGCCATTCTTAGATAGTAATGATGTAACTTGTGTATCATTTAAATTATCAGCAACAATCCCCATCAGAGTTTTGAATTCTAATGTTGTTGTACCAGCTTCCAATCCAGCAATAGCACCAATTACAGCACCTTCAGCTTGAGAGTTATCAGCATCACCAGAATACAAACAGAACGAGTGATCAACACCAGCAGCTTTTAATACACTGATAATGTCTGTAGTGGTGGCTGGAACTAATGCACCTACTTGTTGTGTTGCAGTGACAAACATTAATTTCTCAGCTTCACAGTAAGATGCTAAAGCAGTGATTGTTGCGTCAACACGAGTATCACTAGCAATCCAGTATGGTTTAGTGTCTAAGATACGGACAGCAGATAAAGCATTTGTTGCGGTTAATACAGTACCTGCTGTACGATATTTAATTACATATAAACTTTCTGGACGGAATTTACCACTGAATAAAGCTAGTGCAAATTTATAAGTTTTAGATGATTCTGCAAAATCAACTTTAACGCCATCCAGAGAGGTGTAGACGCGATATGCGTCTGGAAAGGCAACGTCAGTAAGGTCAGCGAGATAAGCCGCTGTAGCGAAGCTAGCTGCGCTTACAGGCGCACCACCAAGACTAACACCAACATCAACAATTGAATCAATTTCAACAGCCATTTATTTTTCCTTTATTATTGAGATTTCTAATACGAAATTTCTTGATACCATTTAAGTTCTGTTTCAGCATGAACAATCACGCCACCGTTTGCGGGAGTACCAAACTGCACAGTCTTGATACCTAAATCTGCTACAGTTTCCACTTTCTCATTAACAACAATGCTAAACACACAAGTCATTCTGGAACGTTGTTCAATCTGAACTTTATCAATAGGAATATCTCTGCGGATAACGCTAGACGCACGTAAGAAAGACGCTTGTTGATCGTCGAAGTGTTTAAAATAAGAAGCTCTCGATGTAGAGAGAACGTTTAAGATATTACTTAGCGTAATAGAGGGGTCTTTAGTTCTGTAGCAAGTGATTTCAACATACACCTCATATTCTTTTGATGTAGTGTCATAATCACCAGCTTTAGAATTAACAACACCTTTTCCCACTTCACTATATTCATTAAAATATAATTCAACGTAAGGTGTTGCTGGTTTTTGGTTAGATTGATTTCTTATAGTTACTGGAAGATTAACAGTGTCTGTTATAATTCCTTTGATTTTTAATTCTAAATCAGCAACTGCAAGTTCTAGGGTATTATTCATTTTAATATAC